CTTAAGGTAATGACTTATCAAGTCTTTATGCGATCCTCTTCGCTGTTTAGCATCTGACATATCAGAAAAAGGATTACCCTTAAACTTTTGTACAGACACTTTGTTTTCAACTTGTCCTACATTGACTCCAGCTTTTGTTTCAAATTCAGTAACTATGTCACGCAAAAGAGATAAATCATCTACCTTCTCAAATTTTTCTCTTTTCGTTTCAGGAATTTTATTTAGAAGAGATTCTCTTTCTTGATTTACATAATTAGAAAAAGATTCATTAACCTCATTAAACTTGGCTTCAAGATCTTTATTCTTATTTTGTTCCTCAACTAATAGAGCTTTGTATTCGCCTTGCTCTTCTAAACTCTTTTTACGCTGTTCTTCCTGTGCAGTTGCTATGTCGTCCATTTTAGACTTTAACTCATTTCTTTCTTTGACTAGCTCCTGAAAACGATAATATGGAACAGCTTCTTGTGTCTTTTTTTCGTCTTGACTGACTTGAGGTTCTTTTACAGCTTCCTCAACGGCTGTATTCTGCGTTTCTTCAGACATTTTAACTCCTTATGTGGATTATTATATGCCATTAAGTTAATTATACTTTAAATTAATGACAATTATAAATGTCAAAGAAAATTAAAGAGTTTGAGTTTAAACAAAAGTGGTTTGACTATATGAAGTATAAACCACACGAAGGGCAGAGAAAATTACATTTTCCCGATAAACCTGACGCTTCTTATTTCGTGAACATCTGTGGTAGAAGGTATGGTAAAACTACTGCAGCATTCCGTGAAGCTGAATTTTACGCAGCACAACCAAATAAAAAAATATGGCTTGTTGGATTATCGTACAAAAAATCAAGATTAATGTTTCGTGAAATATGGAAAGATATGGTAGCAGGTAAAGCAAACGATATTGATAGAGCATCAGAAAAAGAACAGTATATAAAATTTAAATGGGGAACTACTGTTGAAGGTATGTCTTGTGAAAACCCAGACTCGCTAGTCGGAGAAGGAGTAGATTTATTAATTATAGATGAGGCAGCAAAAATGCCAAGAAGAATATGGGATATGTATTTATCTCCAACTCTTGTAGATAGAAAAGGTAAAGCCATCTTTATTACTACACCTGAAGGATTTAATTGGATATATGATTTATTTCTTTTAGGGCAAACAGATCCTCAATGGTATTCACAACAATCTCCAAGTTGGGAAAATCAATATGCCTTTCCAGAAGGAAAGAATGATTCTTTTATACAAGAAAGAAAAAGAAATATGTCTAAAGAATTATTTGACCAAGAATTTGCTGCTAAGTTTACTTCAATGGAAGGAAGAGTATATCCATTTGATAGAGATTTAGATGTCGGTAATGTTCCATACCAAGAAAATCTTCCTACTTATTGTTCAATGGACTTTGGATTTAGAATGCCATCAGTTTTATGGTTTCAAACATTTAAGCAAGATGGTAATTGGCATATCAATATTATTGATGAAATAATTCACGAAAAAAATATACCTACTGATAAATTAGCAGAAATGATAAAAAAGAAAAATTATCCTGTGATAACTTATTATGGCGATCCTGCTGGTAGCTTTGTGCAAGGACAATCTGGACTTGGAGATATTCACATCTTACGCAGACACGGAATTTATGTAGAATACAGAATGGATAAACTATCTCGTGATATACAATCTGGTGTAAGTTATTGTCGTGGATTTTTTGAAAATGCAGATGGACTAAGAAGAATTAAAGTAGATAAAAAATGTGTAGGTATTGCTGAAGATTTTGAAGGATATAGATTTCCAGAAGCAGTAGAAGGCAAAGCTATCTCTAATAACCCAATCAAAGATGGATACTATGAACACGGCTGCGATGCTTTCAGATATTTTATCTTGAATAGATTTCCAATTAGAAGTAATTTCGTTGGAAGAATACCAAGATAAAAGGAACACTAAATGGTTTTAACTCCACAAGAGATTATAAAAGATTCATTAACTAATTTTAAAGAAGAACAAGCTAAAGCTAGAAGAGAAGAAGTAAGAAAGTTTTTAGATTATTATTCTGGTTCTTTGACAGACCAATACATTGAAGGATATTTTAAATCAGATGCCTTCCAAGAAATACCACACTACAATACAAACATTGTAAAGAAGTTTGTAAATCGTATGTCAAAAATTTATACTATCGGTGCTAAGAGAAATGTAAATGACAGATATGTTGATTTGTCATCAGTTAAGAATGCTCGTATGAAACAAATGGAACGAATGACTCGTTTGCTTGGTACTTGTGCAACTTATGTTATGTATGATGAAATGGAAGAACGATTTGAGTATCGTCCTATTTATTATTTCGAACCATACTTTGGTGACAATCCGTACAAACCTGAAGCTATTGTATATCCAATGATGCACGGACACGCAGATTTATCTGATACAAATGATTTAATGTATGCTTACTGGGATAGTGAATTGCATATTAAATTTGATGACAATGGAAACATCATAGAAGAAATACAGCACAATCTTGGTGTGCTGCCTTTTGTATTTACACACAGAGAAGAACAGTTAGATTCTTTCTTTGTGGAAGGTGCTTCTGACTTGGTATCTGCGAATGAGCATATCAATATCACAATGACTGAAATGCAATTAGGATTGAGATTCCAAATGTTTGGACAGCCAGTAGTAACTGGACTTATATCAGATAATGCAAATGTCAGAGCAGGATCAGATGAAATATTAACATTGCCAGAGGGAAGTAATTACGACATCGTATCTCCAGAAGGAAATGTAAGAGATGTTATTGAAAACATTAAGTGGCAAATAGAATTAGTCGCATTGAATAATCACTTGTTCGTTACTTTTGCACAATCAGGTGGTGAAGTACCAAGTGGTATCTCTTTAATGATTAAAGACTTAGAACGCCACGAAGATTTTATTGATGACAAAGAATTATATCGTCAATACGAAAAAGATTTCTATAAAGTAGAATATGCTTTATCAGAATTAAACAGCTTAGGTTTACCAAAACCATCAGAGTTTAAAGTAGACTTCTCCGAAGTTGAATACCCTATGACTACTCAAGATAAGATTATGTTAAATGAATACAAGTTAAAACATAACTTAACTACTCAAGCAGAATTGTTAGCAGAAGAAAATAGAGATTTAACTATTGAAGATGCTATACAAGTAATCGCAGATAATAAATCAATGAATGAAGTAGAGCTAGTCGATGAAGGTAACAGTCAAGAGTAATGTAACTTTCAAAAAATTAAAAAAAGCCAATTTGGAAGAAATGGTTTTTGATAATTTAATTCGTCCATTGGGCAAAGAAGCAAAAAAGAAAGTTGATAACTCCTTTAAAAACAATAAAGATATTAATGGAGAATCTTACGATGATTTATCATATACATACGGAAGAAAGAAAAAAGCATTAGGTAAGGGTGGTAATCCTATAATGGTTTTCGATGGAGATTTGAAAAAAAGCATTTCAAAAGTATTAACAAACAAATCTGATATGTCTGTTACTGTAAAGTCAGAAGATTCAAGAATGTTATCTAAAAGAGGATTAAACTATGGTGCGTTTCATTTGACTGGTAAAGCAAACTCAAGAAGAAAAAATCCCAAAGTAAGAAAATGGTTCTTTACTAGCGATGAGTTAAAAAATAATGCAATACTTTTAGAGGATAGGTTGCTTGGAAAAGAGTTCTCAAAGCTAAAAGATAAGTTTGCTAAGAAATTACAGTCGCTTTTAAAAACTAGAATGCGTATTATAGGTAGTACGAAGATGCCAACATCTTCAAATTTTGCAAGAAATGTAGATATATAATGGAAGATTTAATAAAAGAAATATATAAAATGGTAGTTCAGATAAAAAGAATATCTCAAGCCAATAACGATCTGTTAGGATTTGTATGTTCTAAGGTTGCTCCAAGTAAAAAAATCACATCACAAGATATAGATTTATTAGATGTAGCTTATATCTCAATGGAGATGTCAGAAATCTTTGAAGAGTATGATGTTATGCCTGATGAGTATGGGATTGCTTAGCTTCTAATTCTGCTAACCTCTCTAACCACTTTCTTTTTTCACTCGCAGTCGGACGCCTTGATGGCAATGGCTTTAACCCAACTTTCTTAGCTCGTTGTAATAGTGCGTATCTATTCGCCCTATCTTCTCTTTTCTTTTGCCTGGAGGGTGGTTTGCCTTCTTTAATTCTCTCTACTGCTTTCTTTTCTTTTATCTGACGCTTTTTAGGTTTGTCGTTTTCTGGGTTTCTTTCTGGAAGCGTTTCTATTATTTCTGCAACCTCTTCGCTTTCAGCGTCAAGTATGTCCTCTGCGTCTATTTGTTCAGCTTTTAAGAACTTCTCGAATGGACTATCTACGGTTACATTGATGTTTTTAACTAGTTTACCTGAATGTTCTAATACTAGACGCCCTGCCTGGACATTTCCTTCAATAGCTTCTCGAATCATACTATTTAATACCATAGGCAACTTAGCATTAAATGATACCATATACTTCTTATAATACATATCAACAAATCTATCATCAGCAAACCAAGATTGTATTGTTCTATGGCTTACATTGATTTGCTCGGCTATTTGTTTTTTATTTAAATCAGGATTGTGTATCATTAAATCAATAGCAGCCATTTGATTAGCTTTTTTTAGCTCTATATTACTCATTTACCTTGTCCTTTGTATTTTTTCTTATAATACTTTTTTGAACCTTTCGTTCCATACTTTGTATTACTGCTCATACCTTGTCGTGTTTTTTTTGCTCCATTTGACTTCCTGGTGCGATCTTGGAATAATGATTTTCTCATTTCTTGTAAACTTTTTCTGCTCCTGCGATTCCAAATGAACCAAGTGTCACCCAAACAAATGAGTTATAAATGTAGTCGTTTACCATTAATTCTATTCCAATAATACCCATTGCTAAATCCACCACGCCAAATACACACATCAACGCAAAGGATAGAAAACCTATAATATTCTTTTCATTGTATTCGTTTTTATCTTTAAATAATTCCCACATTACTTCTCCTTTTTCTTAGGTCTAAATATTTTCTCCCAACGCTTCTCGTATTCTTTTTTAGAAATACCCATAGGTCTAGGCACATCGCCTTTACCTGCTCCGTTAGGTTTTTTATAAATACTTTCTTCTTTCATTTACTATATTTTAAAAACTTGCTTTTCTTTATAGGGTTGCGTTTGAGTTTAGCATTTATGCTCATCTTACGCATTCCATAAAGACGCTTAGGTATAAAGTTTCTTGCTGATGATACAGTTACATTCATTTGTGTCTTTTCTGTATTGGAAAGTTTGCATATAAAGAAGCTCCTTTATGCTTTTTAAACTTACCACTATGTTTCATCAATGAGTATTTACCACCTTTCTTTTTCATAAAGTGATACCCTCTTGGTGCTTTTACTTTCATTTCTTTTTACCCTTTTTCATCTTTTTCTTTTTTTTCTTTTTCTTACCAGTATGATACGGCATAGCTATCTCCTCTTTTTTAATTTTTCTTTTGGACAAGATTTTAAATAATCTACTCTGGTTTCTACCTTATTACCTGTGGCTAAACCGCAATAAGTAATCTCTTTTTCTTTTCCTGCATAGGAACAATGTGCTTTTATAAGTGAACAGTAGTCAAACATTAATCTATATCCAATTCTTTGTATAATTTACGATCAGGCATTGAACCTGCACCATTTATGACCAATAATGGCTTAGAAGGTATCCTTTTTACCAAGAATCTCTCTTTACAACAAGTACATCTTTCAAGTGGATCATCTGACATTTTCTGTTCTACTTCAAAAATATTACCTGTTTCCAAGCATTGATAATCATATTTTGGCATAGAAGTAATTTAGGGGTAAAAATCAATAAAAAACCACCAAAATTTAGGATTTGTAATCTAATATTTTTTACCTTAAAGCATTACTTTAACTGTAATACCTATCTGTATTATAATTAGTCGTTTACGACAATTTTTTATTTTCTTGATTTTGATATATACCTTATTAAATTATTACTATTTAGTTAGTCATTAACTTATACTCCGCAAGGAATACTGGTACACAACCTCTCAAAAGTAAAATCCTCTCTCTAGGGGGTAAAAACCTAGCAAAACAAACAAAAAAACCTTGAACAAATTAAGCAAACAAGCAAAAAACAAGATTTAAAAAAGGTTTTTAGGCGTTTAAAAAATTAGGGTGTAAGGTTGATAATGTAATTGATTAACACCATACAAAAAGAAATGTTTAGAAATACTAAAAAAAATGTTTGGATATTAAAAAAAAGTGTTGTAAGTTGTTAGTAATGAGATTAACAAACAAAGGAAATAAGACAATGAACAATTGGTTAAAAAAATATATAGCTAGTTTAGAGAAAGAAGCAGTTTTAGATTATTTTGAATTTAATAAAGTCCTGACAATTAAAAGAAGTGATATTGAAGATATAACCATAGAATATTTAACTAGTCAATTTATGGAAAATGAATTAATAGAATATATTTGTCAAATTAAAAACCATAAAAAGAAAGTAAAAGAAATAAACAAAGCAATTAAAAAAATTGATTTTGATGATTATTCCTTAGAAATGTTAAATAGAGAAAAAAAAGGAAGGGGTTTTAAAATGGAAAAAAGACAATACCATACATTTAAAGGATATGAATTTTGCATAAGTAAGTGCTTCTCAGATCCCAGCGTTTATGAATTAGTAGTTGTAAAATTGAATAATGATTTTATAGAAGAAAACTTTATAGAACACGAAGAGTTTGACAACTTCAATGATTTACATAAATACCTAATTCTACATTACGATTTAGTAATTTTTGAAAAAGATTTTAAATCATTAGATAAATAAGAAAGGGAAAACAATGAACATTAAAACAAAAGCATATATAACATATTTTGAGAACTTACACCATATCAAAAAGCAAAAAAGAAAAGAGATGATAAAAAATATACTAGAATTTGTTTTCACTCTCTTAATGTTCTTTTTCTTTTGGTTGCTGTTGGTGTTGGTAAACATATAAAGGAAAACAAATAATGAAACAAAACAATTATTCTTTTTGTTGGAAAAAAATAGACAAAGAAAACTCTTTGATGATAATTAAAGGTAAATTAGATACTAAACATTTTAATTTGGTTGGTTATCATTACGAAATAGATTTTTACGAAAATGATAATTATATAGATAATATCAATAATATTGATAGTTACAAGGAATTAAAGCAATATTTAAAAGATGAGTTTAATATTAAAATAACTCATAAAGACTTTAAATAATTTTATTAACAAACAAACAAAGGGAAAACAATGAGCAAAAAAAATAGTTTCTTACTATATCAATATAAAAGAAATAAAGATAATAGTTGGAACTCAAAAGAGATAAAACTTAATCATTATAGAGCAATTATAGTTGATTTTTTACCACCAACTAATACAAAAGGCGATAGAATAGTTTTAAGAGATACAAGGTACAAAAAAAGAAGAATTATCTCTTATGATTATTCAGAGAAGGGATCTTTTGAAATTGCTATTAAATACCTATTAAAACAAGGTATTAAAACTAAATCATATTATTATGATGATTTCAAAAATTATTATGTTATTTTAACTGATAATTTTGAAATGATTAAATGAAATAAAATAACAAATAAAAAGCCGTTTATTTAATTATAGATGGCTTTTTTAATATAAAAGGTTATAAAATGAAAAAAGGCGAATTAATAAGGTTTTTAGGGGGTTATAAAAACTTTTATAACAAGTTAAAAAATATAAAAAGAAATGATCTTTGTTTATGCAATAGCAATAAAAAATTTAAAAAGTGCTGTTATATTATAATTAGGGGCTAATAAAATGATATACCAAATTATAAACTTTACAATAATTTATTTTACAATATTAATTGTTTTATTATGGTTATTAACTATAAAAGAACAATTATAATAATAACAACATAAGGAAACTATAAAATGATAACAAACTTTAAAGTTAAATCAGAAAAACAAAATGATGGATTTGAAATAATAAAAATAGAATATGACGAAGTTCAAAAGGGAAACTACGATGACGCAATGAAATTAATAAATGAATATAAAAAAGAAGGGTTTTTAATTGATTTTGACCATTTATGCCCTATTACAAATATCAGAACAACAATTCTTAACAATGAAAAAATGATTTATAATATAACTGACCAAGATTTGATTGATGATGATAGCGTAGAAAAAATAGTAAAAGTATAAATACAAAAATATAATAATAACAAAACAAGGAAACTATAAAATGAATAATAAATTAAGAGTTGAATATATAACTGATCCTTCTCACGGCTGGATTAAAGTAGAAAAACATATATTTAATTTTTATAAAATCAATAAAAAAGAAATTTCTATTTATTCTTATCAAGATAGAAATTTTTACTATTTAGAAGAAGATTGCGACGCACATTATCTTATAAATGAATTGAAAAAAAGAAATGTTGATATTGCAATTTATCAAACTATGGTTGAAGAAACGCATATTAGATCATTAAATAGAATTAATTAATAACAACATAAGGAAACTATAAAATGAAAAAAGACAATGTAAGATTAAAAGGGTTTTTGAAAGATGATCTTTTGAAAATTCAACTTAATCTAAGTGAAATTAAAGACCAATTAAACAAGTATAATTATAATTCTAAGGAAAAAGAGTTTGAGAATATAGAAAATATACTAAGTTATTGGTTTCACATTTATAAAAAACTATAAACAAAAAAGGGATCGTAATTGATCCCTTTTTCATAACAAACAAGGTCTATATAAATGAACATATAGAAAGGAATTAATCTTACTGAAAAAACAACAATAAAACAATGTATTTAAATTATATCTTAGAGGGTATTTTATATTATATTTCACATAGTAATTTTTATATTTGGATATTTATAATATTATGCTTATACTATCTTAACAAACATTATGAACATTAAAACAAACAAGATCAAGATTTATATTATATTGGGCATAGTTATATCTTTATATCTCATTATAACACCTATATCAGTTAATCCAAACTATAATTATGCCCTAAATTTTATTTTAACAATATCAATAATAATGCGTTACGAGTATCTTGCATTGCCCTTACCAGTAGATAAAAACATAGTATACTATGTTCTACTTGCAGAGAGATATGGAGTAGGGTAAGGTTTAACGCATTATTACAACAACAAGGAGAACAAATGAGTAATTACGATAAAATATTTGAAATCTTTAAAGAGTGGTATAGTGTTGAACAGATAGATAAGATTTGGGAAATACTAAAAGACTTTGATAGCAAACAAACAAAGGAGAACAGATGAAGCTAAATGAAATGTTTCAATCATTAAATAAAGATTATCAGTTAGTATTATTTAGTGATAGTGGTGGAGATTTACACTATATAGATGATATAACAAACACCAAACAAATAAAGAAAGCAATAGAGGTATTTAAACATTTTAAAGAAGAAGAACAGATAGATGTTTGGATCGATGTAAGATACAATCCAATAATAAACAAGGAGAACAAATGGTAAGAAAAATAATAGAAATGAAAGTATCTATGGAAAGAAATGTATTCGAGGAATTTTGTTCTATTCCAATGGACTATGATGTAGATAGTTATGCAATGAAATTATGTAATAAATGGGCAAAGAAAGAGCCAACAAAAGAATTTACTTACTACATAGATTATGATTTATTAGATAATATGAGTGGAGAAACTATTGGCTATATATATGAGGAAGAACACATATAATGGAAGATAAAAAGATGAAAGAGTGGGTTGATAATAAAATCAAAGAACTTAAAAAGAACGGAGAGTATTATTTTCAAAGAGGAACAAGTCATATTACCATAGAGGATATTGAAAAAAAGTGCGAAGATCAAATAGTAGACAAAGATAAACCTATCAGAATAGAAAGAGTTATTTGTGGTGGTAGAGAAGAAGAAATTTTCTTTACTTGGGAAATGTGGATAGATAATGGACAAGTAGTCATTTCTATTGATGAAAGTAATGGACACTGGGGTAAAAAAGTAAAAAGTTATGAAAAAATCTTTGACTGGAAATTAAGAGAAAGATTAAAAGAACAATATTATGAAGAGGTAGAAAATGAGTAGAGAGAGAATAATTAAGCAGTTAGATAAGATTGGTAGAAAAGTAGATAGTATTACGGTGGGTTATACCAAAGACCAAATTGAGGAAAACATAGAACACTTTATAGATACTGATTCAGACGATAAAGAAATGTTATCTACTTGTTGTGGTTATAGTGCTTTAACAGAAATACATTATAATAACGAAAGTAAAGAAGTTGAGGCAATCGCTATATGCAGTAAGTGTAGAGATTGGGCAGACTTCGAATATGAGGAGTATTAAATGAACACCATAGGAGCATTAATTGGTATATACATAGCATTTAGATTAATAAAACAAGGTATAAACGAAGTGAGGAAATTAGACTAATGAAAGAATATACAGATAAACAGATAAACTCAATGATACTATTTTTGCGAGTGAATAATATTGCAGAAATGTATTATTTGGAAAACGACCAAGATTCAGATAGAAAATTCTATTGTTATCGTAGTGATAGTTGGCTTACTCGTAAACAAATTATTAGTACAGCATTGGATAGTGGTTGGAAGGAGAGCAAATGAGTAAAGAGAACGATTGGTATATGGTACAGATTTGGCTTGATACCAACGAACGCAGTCAAGCGTGGTTATCTCGTAGATTAGATATACACGAAGTAACTATAAATCGTTGGAAACGAGTAGGAGAAATATCAGAAATGGGTAAGTTGGCTATATGTTATGTTACTGGGCAACCTTACGAACAATTATTTAATTAAGGAAAGGAACGAAAATGAGTGATGATCTAATTAAAAAGTATAATCTTGATGAGGACGATTTTTGGACTTTAAGAGGTAATAAGATTATATCTTTTGACGGAGTGATAAAGATTATTGAGGCAGAGAATATTAAGTTTGAAATGTCTGATAATCTTGATGTATCGCCAAGTGTAGCAATTAAAGTAAGAGCATATCAAGAAAATGATGAACTTGGTTTAATTGAGGAAATAACCTTTGGCGAGGCGAACGATATTAATTGCAAAAACCAATACTTTTGGGCAATGGCAGAGAAAAGAGGTAAAGCAAGAGCAACATTAAAATTGCTTGGCTATTACGGTAAAAATAATGGTTTCTACTCTGATGTTGAGGCAGAGGACTTTCAAATGAAAGCACCAACCATTAAACAGATAGAGGAATTTAATCGCTTAGAGAAAAAGGCACTTGATAAGGGTGTGCTTGGTAAAGAGGCAAGAGAGTGGTTAAAGAATAATAGCAATGGAATAAGATCTAATGTTAATGTGTATGAAAAAGCATTGGCAAGTCTTAAAAACGCATTGGAGGTAAAATAATGGAATTAATGTTTTGGTTGTTAGTATTTGGATTATGTTCACTTATAGCATATACGACATTTAATTGAACAATTCATTTATAAAGCTATATCGCAAAATCCAAGATAATTGGATATGGGATAATCCACTTTACTTAAAATGTTGGATTGATATGTTGATGAGGGCAAGTATAAAGCCCTCGTCAATGTTGCTAAACAATCAGATTATAGAAGTAAATAGGGGAGAAATAGTATTCTCACAAGAAAACTTTGCTAAAAGAAATGGTATGTCAAGGCAACAATTAAGAACATTTTTAAAGAAACTAAAACAAACAAATATGATAAAAAGTAGTCCAAATTCTAACCAACAGATAACACACCTTTTTATCGTCGAGTACAATAGTTATAATTCTATTAAGAATAACCAAGACTTAACCAACACTCAACCAAGACTTAACCATATTATAAGAAAGAAAGAAAGTAAGAAGGTAAGAAATAATAAAGACTTTGATTTATTTTGGGATCATTATCCAAAGAAAGTAGGAAAGAAAAAAGTACAGGATAAGTTTAACTCAAACAATTATCCTATTGATTTAATTATAAAAAATATAGAATTGCAAAAGAAGTCGGATCAATGGCAAAACCAACAATACATACCTAATCCAGAAACCTATTTAAATCAAGAAAGGTGGACTGATGAGGTAGTATTACCAGTTGCAGATGACGAGCCGATTTATATTTACCAATGTCGTAAATGCAAAAAAACAAAGACAACTTCGGAATATAGAGATTTATATGTTTCGTGTTGTGATGAACAAGTACAACCAAGAAAGGAATACAAATGAGTTATGCAGATCCAAGTTATAGTAAAAATAATGTAAATAATTACTATTTATTAACATTTTTAGGTAGTGTGTTAGGAGAGGCGAGTAGCACGGCAGATAATCTCGTAGCTTTTTCTGATGATAGTGTAGATAATCAAGGATCATACGCAGTTTTCGTTTATAAAGATTATGTTAATATCGTAGATGACGGAAGTTGTTTAGATGATAAGAATATGTATCAAGTAATTGGCTATTGTCAATTTCACGGAATAGAGTATAAAATTAATAAGTGGAAGAAACTAGGAGAGTTAGTAAAATGAGTAATTTATTATTAAAAATGCAACAAGAGTTGCACGAGAATACTACTAAATGGAATAATGTGATAGAAAAAATAAAGAAAATAAACTTTAAGAAATATAAAACTAATCAGACGATTGGCTTTATAATTGATGATATAGTAAAAGGAGAATTTATAGCAGATGAAAAAGATAAATGATGTTATAGATACTCAATGGAGTATTGAGGTTGAGGGAAAAATGAATCGTAATAATATTATATTCCATACTAATAAATATCAAAAACTTTATCAAAAAATGGAAAAATATAATAACTTTATTAAAAAACGAAAGAGGCAAGATGAAACCAAGTAGTGCAAAAGCAAAAGGCAGAAACTTCCAAAACAAAGTCCGAGAGATGGTAATGGAAAAGCTGGGGATTAATGAACACGATATTAAGACAGCAGTAATGGGAGAAAGTGGTATGGATATTATATTATCTAAGGCAGGGCGAGATACTTTTCCCTATGCAGTAGAGTGTAAAAAGGTAGAACGAATTAATATTTGGCAATGCTACGAACAAGCGTGTGAAAATTCAGATGACTTAACGCCACTATTAGTTTTTTCAAAAAATCACTCAAAAGTAATGGTTTGCTTTGAATTTAAGGATTTGTTAGATTTAATAAACAATAGCAATGGATTTAAGAGATTAACTAAATGAAACTTACAGAGGACGGACTATATTTTATATCTTGCCCTAATTGTGGCAGCAAAGATATGATTAAAAAAGGTAGTCAGAAAAATGCTGACGGATCTTTAAAGCAAAAATATTTCTGTAATCATTGCAAGTGCAAAACTGTTAATCCAATTAGAAATGACATAGAGGTAGTAAGAGAAAATCTAAAACTTGCTAAACAAAAACAATCTGCACAAGACACCAATAGAATAGAAAGAAAGTCATTTAGAGAATATGCAAGATATGAAAACGCAGTACATAACTTATTATTTGATATTCAAGCATTATTGCAAAATAAAAATTTTTCAGAATTTAAATTTAAAGAAGTTAAACAAGGCAAGAGTGTTGGCGTTCTGCAAATATCTGATACACATTTTAACGAACTTGTTTCCTTACCTCATAACAATTATGATTTCAAAGTTGCTAGTAGACGCTTAAAACATTATGTAAACAGAGCAAAAGAAATATTTAAAGTCTATAATATAGACAATGTATTAATCGCTATAACTGGCGATTTAATAAACTCTGACAGACGATTAGACGAAATGCTTAATATGTCCACCAATAGAAGTAAAGCAGTATTTCTTGCAGTAGATTTATTACAACAAATTATATTTGATGTTGGACAAGATTATTCTGTATCTGTTGCTTGTGTAACTGGAAATGAAAGTAGATTAAAACAAGATTGGGGTTGGTCAGACTTTATGGCGTCTGACAATTACGACTTTGTTATCTTTGAAATATTAAGACACTACTTTAAAACAACAGATGTGCAGTTTGTTGTTGATGATCCTACGGAAGTAGTAGTCAATGTTGCAGGACAAAACTTATTATTATTACACGGAAACGGTAGTTTTACTACGCAATATGAAAAGAGTGTCAATCAAATCAAAGGTAGATACGCAGGTAGAGGTGTACAGATAGATTATATTATATCTGGACACATACACTCTGCCAGAGTAGGAGATATTGCAAGTAGAAGTAGTTCGTTGGTTGGAGCAAACGAATACAGCGAAAAAGGATTAAATCTATCAGGAAGAGCAAGTCAGAATATTTATATTTTCCACGAGAATAAAAATATAGACGCTATGAAAATAGATTTACAAAATGTAGGAGAGGAGTGTTATAGTATTGATGAGGAATTAGAAAGTTATAATGCTAAATCTTCTACAAAATTAAAACCAAAGAAAACCATATTTGAGGTAACGATATGATGTTAAAGTTAAATCCAGAGGAAAAACAAGTTTTAAAACATATCTTTGAAAGTCATTATGTGAGGAAGTTGCCACCTGCTATCAAAAATGTCGCATTAGACATAAAGAAAGCTATGGACAATCCTAAACAAGTGACGGAACAAGAATATATTGGACTTAATCCAACTTGGAAACATTGCGAAAATTGTGACGATTAATTAGTATGATTATAGCAAGATTACATCAATGCGTTTATAACGCAATAGTATCGCTTTGTCTTAAATGCAAAAACAAGGAAGGTAAAATGTACTATAATACAACAAATGAAACAGGAAATTTGCTACAAACAAATATGAAACAAGCAAACAATCAAGAACAATTAACATTAGCAGTATTTCAAACATATCCGAATGATAATCTAACTGCTTATGATGTATGGCAATTCTTAATTGACAACGAATCAATTAATGAACAAACACCATTAACATCTATTCGTAGATCAATTACTGATTTAACCAATCGTAATAGAATAGTTAAAACAGACAAGAAAGTATTAGGAAATGCTGGAAGAAAAACATACACTTGGAGATTAAAATAATGGCTTACGAACACAAAGAAAATAAAGGTTCTATTTTTAAGAACGAAAAAAAAGAAAAAGATACACACCCTGATTATACTGGACAAATCAATGTAGCAGGAACATTGTATAATATATCTGCTTGGATTAATGAAAGTAAAGGTGGAAAGAAATACTTTGGATTATCTGTATCTATTCCTAAACCAAAAGATGATAAAAAACCATTAAGTCAAGACGACTTACCATTTTAACAAATTAGGGCAACATTTTTAAACAACAATAAATTATGGCATTTGAAGGAGTGTCGCAGGTAATCAATCCTGTTCACCTTTTTGTTAATGCTCTAAAATAGATTATTGTTTGTAAATACGGTTGGCTACTGGTTGCCCTATAAAATTTGAGGAGAAACAATGATTAACGAAGGAATGTTTACATCAAACAAAGATGATTGGCAAACTCCAAAATGGTTATTTGACAAATTAAATAAACATTTCAAATTTAATTTAGATGTATGTGCTAATGATCAAAATGCTTTATGTGATAAGTATTATACAAGTTATGATAGTTGCTTAGATAAAGATTGGGAAATGTGCAACTTTATGAACCCACCTTACGGTAGGGAAATTTCTAACTTTGTAAAAAAAGCACATGATCAATGGTTAGAAAATGATTGCACTACCGTTGCATTGTTACCTGCGAGAACTGATACTAAATGGTTTCACAATTATATTTATGAACCTGCTACTATTATATTTATAAAAGGACGATTAAAATTTGAAGGTGGAGAAAAATTAGCACCTGCACCTTTTCCAAGTATGATAGTTATATGGTGGGGAATGGAAAAAATTAACGATCAAGACTTTTTAAGTGATGAAAAGCTAAAAAAACTTATAAATTCAAAATAACGCATTATTTACGGTGTTCATACCACTTTGTTCTATCTCGCTTATGATATGCTATCAAGAGTGTTTTTATGGCTTTGTAGGGGTATTTTAAGAAGAAAAATTTCTTATAATTGTTGTTCCAAGTTGATCGCAACTCTGAAAACATTGTAAGCCGTTTCTGATACTTCTAATTTGTTATTTGTAAGGCGAACTGTATAAAAAGTATCGCCATCTTCACTATATTGGAAAGTATTTTTCATACCTTTTGTATAATTATGCAAAGCCACTAATCTATTTTTGTTTTCTTCGCTTATATTTTCATACACCAACTTTCTTTGTATTCTTGATGATTCGTGATTTGCAAAAGTAAAAGTTTTACCACCAATTGATTTTTTGGCAACTATGCCATCATAAGTTTGAGATACATCAGTTCCTATGTTTGGATTTTGTGTTGGCGTATAAGTAGGACTATCATCTTTAAAAACATTAGCATTATTACTATGCGTTGCAGCAGTTGTTCCATTGACACCTCTAACAACTGTTAATGTGTTAGATGAAATATTAGTAATAGTCATTTCTTCACTACCGACTTTTATATTTTGATTAACTTCAAAGTCTGTTCCGTCATCAACACTAATAGATGTTGCAGATGTAGATGATATAGCAGCAGCAAGATCAGAAGTGCTATCTGTATCTGGTGTTGTATCTACTCTGAATCTAACTCGTGCTAATGCCATAATTTAATTTACCTCTTTTTATATTTCTCTCAAAGACACTTTTAGACTACCTGGACTTCTTGTTATAGAAGTTGTGATAAATTTCTTTCCATTAAACGATTCTCCAAAGGGAGCAACTAATTGATTGTTGTGATTAAATTCACAAATATCTCCTACTTCCATTAAATAGAAAAAAGTTGAGTCGGTATTAGGATTTGCGTTTTTATTTGGAGAGCTATCTCCTGGATTTATTATTTCTGTTTCTACCAATATTTTTGGATTACCTTCTATTGCATTATAATAATTAGCATAACCATCATTTTTATTTCCAGAACCCATATTTAAGTTTGATGCACCAATAGAATCATTCAATATTTCTAATTCTTCTGTTGCTATATTTTCTTCACTTTGCACATTGTATTTACCTCTAGGATCGTTTGTTGTATCCGTAAATGTTTTTTCAAACAACAATTCATCATTAATAGGATTTCTTTGATATTTTAAAACTCTTTTTGTAATAAGTGAATCAAAGTCAGTTAAAGATATTTTAGTTCCTTTTATATCATCTTTGCTAATAGTATGATTTACTGATGGACTATCTACTAAAAATATATATTGTGGACTTCCATCATTAGCTTTGAATCTAAATATAAACCCACCCTCTTTTTGTGTTTGCTCTAACACTTTTAGTAATTCTTTTTGTTTGTGTAAATAATAAAATACTGTCCAATTAGCTCTTGCTGTATTTAATGCAGAGTAGTTTTCAGGAGTATCAGTTATACCTGCAAACCTACGAATTAAATCTCTGTGCATTTGTGCAACATTTGTTACTGCATTTCCAGCATTGAAAGATTGGTCTAATCCATCTGCTCCTGTATATAATTTTTTAATTGCAGTTACTGCACTTGAATTTGCAAGATTATCTGTATCTGTAATTTTTGTAGTTATTTCTAAAAAGAAATCAAAAGCATCAATAGTTACGCTACCAGCACTATCATTATTATCTTCTACATTGTGAGTTATTAAAAATTCTATTTCTACATCATCAGGTATTTGTCCATTTGCATTAGAAAATGTTCCTGTGCTTAATAAATCTATTGCAGAAGAGTAAGCAGCAGTCCTATTACCAGTTTCGTTGTCAATAGCTACAGTATTACTAGAGCCAGTATATGTTGGTTTTACTCGTAAAGTAGAAACAATAGCACCACCACTATTTTCAGAATGATTAGAAACTCCCCATTTTACATACAATTTACATTCTTGTATTTCGTGTTCTTCTTTTGATATATCACTAATTTTAAATTTTAAACTATCTGAACCATCTCCTTGTGGTGCAGTAAAACTCCAAGTAGAAGAAGTTGATGCGTCATTGTCAGAAAAGTTTCCAGTATTAGATGGAACACCTGCACTAGGAGAAGTTATAGTAATGTTTTGTATAGGACGAATTAAATATGCTCTTTCTAAATCTAAATCTGTAAACAATACATTTCTGTTTGTATCGTTTGTTGCACCTTCATAATCATCAAAAGAATTATCTTGTGCATCATCTAATGGAACAAATACTGGAAATCCGTCAGAACTAAATAAATCTTTTATTGGATAGTGTAATCTACCATCTGTTACTGCTTTGTGTGCTAAACAATTATATTGTCCATTATTTAAACTATCTACCATAACTGGAAATACTTTTGCTGGACTATATTGCATAAATTTTGTATCGCTTGTATGTGTTCCAACAGAAGATGTTTGTGGTGTTCCAGATCCATAAAGTATAGGAAAAAAGTTACCAGAATTACTTGAAAACTCTGGTATTTTTAAAAAATCTATTGGGGTTCGTGCAGATATTTCTATGTTTACTGTATCTTGATTTTGAATACTTACTGACTTCAGTCTACCTGTATAAATTGTATTCTCAAATCCACCTACTCTTGATTTAACAACGACATCTCTATTTATATATCTTCTTGTGCCACCATAAATTTCTGCTGCTAATGTTGCGTTACTGTGATTGTCTAATGTTCCATTAACACAACTAATAGATATGTTACCATTTTTAGAAGTAGATGCAACCAAGTCAATACTTTCTCGTATTGTAGGTGTGCTTGTTATGAATGAATGGTATTTAGTATTACCACTACCAACTTGGGCAGTAGCTAATCTTATATATTCTGTTGCAGCAGAACCAGAGCTATAAGTATTGTTTCGTAATTCAAAAATCCATTCTTCTTTGATACTTGCACCTAAAGCACCATTGTAATCATTATTACCTGATAAAGCCATTACGCAAGATTTCTTTTAATTGAGTTTTCTATCTCTGGTAATAAATTATCTCTTACAAATTCTTGTGTGCCAATAACATTACCCATAATGTTTACATTGATAGAGCCACTACCACCTGCGTCACCAAAGTCTGGACTTGATAATGGAGTAATATCTACTCGTTCTCTACCACCTGGATTATCTCCAACCATAATCATTTGTTTACCACCAGTTACAAATGAACCACCACGAGCAAATGCTGGTGCTTGTTGTTTGGATATAGTTGCTATTTGTGCAGCAGATAATGCCAACATACCTCCAGTTATTGCTTTAGCTCTTAAGGGTGCAGATTTGTCAAATAAACTTGCAGCTAAACCTGATTGTATTAACTTATTAATTGCTTCGGTAGTATCTATAATAACTCTGGATATTGACATAGCTTTTTGCAATTCAAATATTCTTTTTTGGTCTTTTGCAAATTTAGCTCGTACATCATCTTCCATAGTTTGTCTTTTTTCCATAGAAGCATTTCTAAATTTATCGGTTTTTCTTAATGCTTTTAATTCATTATCTACTCTTTGGTCAAGATTAGCTTTTTGTAAAGATATAATTTCGTTGAAAGAGTTCATAAATCCACCAACTAATTGGTCTTGAAATAATTGCTCAAACTCTAAAAATGATTCAAAAGCTCGTTCTAATTTAGATTTTTCTATTGATTCTACTTGTTCAACTAAATCATCAGTAAATACTTGCAGTCCTTTAGCTATATCTTCATTACTTGGTAATAAACCTCTTGGCTGTAAGTCTATTGGTGCAAAAGCATCAATCATATCTAAACCTGCAAAAGCTGAAAACGGATCTTGTCCAAAAGCTTCACCTGCTTCAGCAACAGTTAATTCTGATATATTATCAAGCTCTTCTTTTAAGTTTTGTACTTGTTTTCTTGATTGTCTAACATTTCTACTAGCTAAAAATTTGATACCCATAGTAAATCTATTAAAACCTGTTCCTTGAAATATATTAAATACAGATTTAGCTTTTTCAAAATCTGATAAAGAAGTTTCTAGTTCTTCAAAAACCATACTTGCTTCTCTTCCTGGTTTTACAACCTTTTTTAAAGATTCTACACTTTTTTCTATAGGTTCTGATACATCATCATCTCTTGATATAGTAGGCATACCTAAAGATTTTCTTATCTCATCAATTTTTTCTATATCTGTTTTATTAATTTCATTGAGTGCTTCTGCCATTTTACCAAACAACCCTGTCATAGCTTCAACACCAGTTCTAAATGCACCACCAGTAGCAACATCTCCAACTGCTGCAGAAAGTCTTGAGAACGAGTCAGCTAAATTAGAGAATAAACCTGACATTGTTTTGGATAGTTTGTCAGTAGCACCTGCTACACCAACAGAAGGATCAGTAATAGTTTTTTCTAATGCTCTTCTAAATTCAGGTAATGTAATCTTAGATAAATCTTTTATTCCTTGACTATCTCTTACTAATTGTAAAATACCTCTCTCTCTTAGAATATCTGCTGCACCTGCACCACCTGCAAAAGCTCTACCTAAAGCAGAAGCAGCTTCTGCTGCTGTTGTTCCCATAAACGCTGCTAAGTCTGCAACTGGTTTTATTAAATTTTCTGCGTCTGCACCAAATGCTTTTAATGCTGCACCTGCTTCTACTACATCTTCTAATTCAAATGGAGTAGTTGCTGCAATTTTATTAAATGTGTTAAATGCTTCTGTTCCTCTTTCTACAGAACCAAACATAGCATTCAATCGTACTTTTACTTTTTCAAATTGTGCAGATTTTTGTATAAACTTACCAACGCTACCAGTAACCAAAGTAAAAGCAAAAGACATAAGCAATAGCTTACTACGAATAGTAGCAAAGGTATTAGAAAGTAATCTTCCCTCGTTAGTAATTTGGAAAAAACCTTTTCTGGTTTTTTTAGTTTCTTTATTTAATTTTTTATTTGCTTTTTCTAATTTTTCTGAAGCAATAGCTGCAGTTTTAAATGCTCTTGCTAACTCTTTATCTCCAGTTGCCTGGAACTTAATTTGTACTTTTAGGTTTGTATCTGCCATTAGTTACTCTTTTTATATTGTTGTGATTGAATATAATTTAACATTTTTTCTATAACATTGCACTTATCAATCCATTTTTTTGGGTGATTTCCGTACGATCCTTCAAAAGGAGCAACATTCATCTTTTTAGAGTAAGTAAATCGTTGTATATCTCGTTGATATTCTTTACTGATAAAGTTATTAGTACAAGCAAAAAAAGGTAGGTGTGATTTGATAGCTTCGTGTATTTCAAACTTTCTTTCAGAAGTTGCATTATGTTCTTCAACTTCTTCTTTTAATAGCTTGATTACATACCATACATCGTCCATAGATGTAAAGGTGTGAACGCTGTTATTCTTTTTAAGAGGTAACTTAGCTTTATATGGAAAGGTAGAATATCTACAACCCTCACACCAATCATCTATTAATATGTTTAATTCAAGTGAGAGGGTTTCTATTCCCCCAAGCTATTGTATTCCTGAATAGCTAATTGTAATTCTACTCTATCGTTAATTGATAAAGATTTAATAAACTTATCATCTGCTCCATCTACACCATTTCTAATCCATAGTGTACTTAATGCAAATTGATTTTTAATTACTGATTGTCCATCTACTTCTTCAAAGCGTACAGAATCCATACATTTATCAAAAGCATCTACTGACATTTCTATAAGCGTAGCTTTAACACCACTCTTAAGCGTTATCTTTTTAGACATTGACTTTCCTCGTTTTTATTATTGTATTGTGATAGAAACAATGTTTCCTGAAGTACCAGCTACTGCTTTACTACTTACGGATAAAAACATTGCATCTTCCTCTGAAAAACTTACATCGGTAATAATACAAGTTGGTAATGATATATCTACATTTCTTGTCACACCATCTGCTGCTGTTAATGTATTTGCAACAGTAGATGTTGATTGTTCTGCAAATGTTTGTATTAGATTATCTGTATCACCATCATACTTTACAACTGCGTCAAAGGTTACTGCCACCTCTGGAATACCTCTGTGCATTTGTTGAAAATTACCATTTACATCATAACCACTCATAACAACATCGTTTTCAATGGTTAAACTAAATGATTTCATTACTGGATCGGAAATACCTGCAATAGTTGTTACTGCATTAGTTGAGCCAGAATCACCATAATCTGTCATAAAGTAATTTGTATTAAAACTTGCTCTGTCGTGTGTTGGAACAATAGAAGTATCATTTAATGCTGGAATACAACCAGATTTAAATGTACCTGAAATCTTTAATCTTCCTGCTTCTTCTCCTACATCTCCACTAATAGTTAATGAAGTTAAGAAACAACCCTTGAAATACATTTGTTGAGCTGCTTCTGGTGTTACTACAACTACTGCAAATGTTTTAGTATTGTCACTTACAGAATCTCCATAAGATAAATCAATACCTGCATAGTTAAATGCTATTTCATAAGCACTTGAAGCATCAGTTGTGATATTTGAAAGAAGCATTGGTAAAATAGTAGCGTCTGCAATACCTGAAAAACTAATTTCTTTTACTGTAAGTTTGTTTGATAAGAACATATCTACAGCTTTCATAGTTCTACCTGCTCCGTGTCTTACATCTAAAACCTGTTGTGGGTTTAAAGATGGGAACTCGATAGAATCAATATTAATAAATTTATAATCTGCGTCTGTGGCTTCTCCACCACCAATGCCATCTGCTTCAGCAGCGATGGCTAACTGAAACTGTTTAGGGCTAAACCCTTCTGCTAAATCTGCCATTTCACTTTACCTCTTTTTTAACTTTTTGATCTTTGATTTCTACTAAAAATTCTTTGGCTTCTTTAGGCATAGAATCAAGCTCTACAACTTTACCATTTTTTAATCTTGCCCAATCTGCCCAGTCTAACCCTAAGTAACTTTTACCTCTAGGTAAGACACCTTCTTTCTTTTTGTACTTTTTAGCCATAATTAACTCCTTACAATATAAAAAGAACCATTAGATAATACAAAGAATTTATCATCGGAAGTTACAAACCTTGCAAATGATTGATAAACTTCTTCATATAATACTGGTACGCTTATTCTTGATACATATACATTCTCTAAATCTGTGTCTATATTATGCTCTATAGTAGGCATACTTTCAAAGAAGTATGGTGTAGATCCTCCGTGTGAGTTGTTAAACAACACAGTTTCTATTCTACTAACATCTTTATACATTTCATCTAATGCTCTTTCATTATCATTATATGTCTTGATAACATAATCCATTTGCATTTCATATACATTTAAATAAGAACGAGTTTTCTTCTCTACCAATGTTTGTGATTCAGGATATATTCTTAACGACTTTGTTCCTATATCTCTATAGTTATTGTCAAAATAAACAGGCAATGCACCTTTAAACTCTGTGCGTATTTTATCTCGCAATGGTGTCATTACTTTGTCGTATGTAACATTGTTAAAACTAATAGCCATTATCTAATATTCCTTACAGTCAAATCAAAAGTTGCTTTTCTATATCCATTAATATCCTCATCGTCATTATAATTTATACTATTTATACTGACATTAAACAATGGATTTAATTCTACCAAAGAATAAAATAGTTCTTCCACTCTTGATATTTGTTTAAAAAAATGCTTTACAGTAATATCGTTTCTTTTTCTATCTGATATATATACTTCTAATGAAAGGTTATAATTACTTCCTAGTTTAGCATACATAGTGTTTTGAGGTTCTGAATTTTCCCCTCTAAGAATAGCAAATTGATTACCTGCTATATTTGTTTTCTTGCTTCTATAAATAGGGAGAGCATTTGAGAACTCACTTCTAATTGCAGTTTGTATCGTTTCTTCGACATTAACTTTCCAGGCATTAGTAGATGCGAGAGCCATTCTTACCTCGATAGAATTGTTTAAAATCTTTACGAGTCATTTTAACTGAACGCATAGAGGCATTTTCTGTTTCTTCGTAAATACCTGTTACTTCTACTTCCCACTCATCATTTTGTGTTGCAGTAGAACTATCTGATGATCCTTGAAATCTTATTTGCAATCCTGATGCTAATTCTTGATAATCTCCATTGATAACTTCATCTGTTACTACTTGATTATTTTTTAAAGTATCATCATCTTTTGCAAACACAGAATACTTAGCAGTACCAATAGCACCACCAGTAGTTACAATAACTTTTAATCTGTCGTAGCTACCAAAGTAATTTCCTCTAGTATCAACAATATTAAGACTTCCAGACACAGACATTTTTCTTACAATACCTTTTGAAGCATCTCCTGTGTTCTGATAACTTAGCTTTGCTTTCCCTGAGTTTAAGTCTGCTATGTGCATTTGTGCTTCTTCAAATAATGCTTCTGCTATTTCACTCGTAGGATCTTTTCCTTTCACTAAAAAGAATGCTGCGACTAATGAAGTTAGTCGTCTAATAAGATAGTCGTATGTACCATCTTTTAATAAAAATTGTTCTCTTGGTAAGTTAGAATCTAATTTAGAATCTACATAATCACTTGCGTCTTGCATCACTCTTGTTTTTAATGTAGCAAAATCTTCTCCTGCTTCCATTAATAAATCTTCTGGACTACTGCCACTATTATAATAATAAACTGCATCTGCTGCTGAATCGTAAAACCATTCATCGTTTGCATCTACATCAGACAAAGCTGACTGTCCAGAACCTAAATCTTTTCCGTCTGCAAAAAGAACAGTTACCAATCCAGAGTCGTGTGACACATATCTATTTGTAGATTCTGCCACCCAACCATAGACAGGTTTCTTTGTGTCAAACTCATCTAAGTTAGGAAAAGTATCTTTTAAATCTCTAGCTGTAATGTATGTAGGCATCTATTCTCCTTTAGCTCTTTTGTACCACCCATACCAAAATTTTTCTTGTGTGGGGTTATCAGAAATTAGCAAAGAATAGAATAAAATTCTATATGAAATAAATCTATCTGCTTCTAATTTTTTACAAGCAGAAATAGTTGCTGCTCCAATCTTGCCGTCCTCTTTAATATCAAATGTATTTTTATTATTACACGCTTGTTGTAATATTTTTACTGCACGATATTGTCCAGTATTTACAACGCAATCAAAGTAAGCGTATCGTAAATCTGCAGGAAGTTTAGACGCTTTGGAAGGAATCCAATAGTCTTGATAATAAATTTCTTTTGCTTGTTCCCTAGTTAAGTTCTTGATGTCGAGGTGAGGATAGAATCGTTTGGTTATACCATACTTTGTTTCCCCACCTAAATCATCTTTATCATTGACATAACCCCCTTCGTGTTCGAGGACTTTCTCAATGATTTCGTTAAATTCCATTACGCTGATCGCTTCACTTTTTCGAATGAACGCATTCCCCCAAGACCGAGCATACCCAGAAGTATTGTCGTGAGAGTTGTCATATCGAATACTGGTAAATCCACTTGATAGCCAAATGAATGTAACAGAAAAAGTAAGAAGGGTTGTAGTACGAAGTGATAACATAGTGCTACTCCACAAGTCCAACCAACAAAAGGACGCCAACCTGCAACAAATAAACTACTGCTATTGGCTTCAACTTTATTAACCTCGATTTGAGCTTTGTTAATCTGTTGTATAAGTTCTGCTTTTTCTGCTTTGTCAAGAGTAAAGTCATCGATTTTATCTGCTACTTTATCTATGATACCTGCGACTACATTTAACTTAGGCATCTTCCTTCTCTTCTTTCAAAGAAGAATTAAGTTCTGCAGAAAAGTGATTCTTTGCAGCTTGAAGTTGTTGTGCTTGAAAATTCATTCTGCCGAGCTGTATATCTAAATCTCTGATTTGATTTACCATTATTTTTTGCTCGTCTTTTAGATCGTCAAATTTTATTTCTTTGCCATCTTCTAGCAGTACTTTAAATTCATCTTGTTTTGTTTCTTTAGACATTTGTCCTCCAGTATGTTTAATAATACTGAATATAACAAATTATGTATATCTACGCATTCTTTTTCTTGTTTTAGCAGAATACTTAGCTCGTTGCTTACCTGCTTTGGTTGCTTTTCTTTTCTTGCGAGTTTCGTATGCGTATTCTGATTTAGTCATTGCTTTTAACAGTCGTTCAGGCAAATATCTTTCACCAGTTTTTTTAGAAGGTTTACCAGATTTGGTACGCCATTTTTGTTTTGTCCACCTACGCAGACTTTTCTGTGATTTCTTGAGAGCCATTATCTATAACCACCACCTGCTCGTTTGTAGGCGAGTGCTAACATCTGTGCTTTTCTAGCACTCCATTGTCCAGGATTACCACCTTTATTTCCTCTAAGGATTTTTTGAAATAGACGCTTTCTAAGCGCAGGTTTAGTATAATTACCTGCTTGATTGACTCTCGATTTTCTTTTCTTTTTTCTAGGCATTACTTACGCATCTTTTTTAGTATCGCTTTTTGTAAAGCCATTGGTAATTTTTTTTGTTTAGCTGTTAAACCTTTTTTCTTTTTTTTCATTTTGCGTTTCATTGTATTTCCTCTTTAATTTTTTTTAGAACTTCGTCCTCGTTAAATCTCATTGATATTCCTGCCTCAAATCTCATTACTTCCTTACCTTTTTCTAATATAATTATAGTAGGAACTGTTTTAATATTCCACTCTTTTTGAATAACTGCACCGATATTTTTATTAGCAAGATCAATTTCTGCTATGTAACAATCTTTTAATTTTTCAATTTTCAGTCTATTTGCGTAATTCCAAGAAGCATTTACTTGTACTACTGCACAATCTTCTAAACTCATAAGTTGTATTTTTTGGAAACTATCTAAATTAACTGACTGCGAGTATAAGGGCGATTGCCATAACAATAATCCAAGCAACCATACCATACCATAGTAATAATTCATCTTTGTACCTCATATTAATTATTATTCATATCAAGTAGAGTTTTATTAATACTGCGAGTATCCTCTTTAATGTCATCTACTTTTTCTTCTAACTTTTCAACTTTATCTTCTGTATTCATAATACTATTACGAATCATCTGATCTTTCAAATCATATTCTGTTCTACTAACTGGTGGTTCAGGAAGCTCTTTGGCTTCTTGTATATCAGCTTGTAGATTAAACCATAACCCCACTACCATAAATATTGTGACACCAATACTAACGGCAGTTTCTATACTTAGTGTAAATTTTGTATCTTTTCCAACTTCCATTTTTAATCCTTTACCATTTTACTTTATTCGCCCAGTAAGCAGCACTCATCTTACCTCTAGCGATGTTTTTTCTGTGTCTAGCTTTAAACGATCTCCTCCTAGCTCTTTGTGCAGCAGTTCTAGGATTCTTTCCTGCTCCTCGTACGCCTTGTTGCCCAAATCTAATCAGTCTAATCTTTCCACCTGACTTTGCTAATACAGCGTGTGATTTCTTAGGGTGTTTAGGGGTACGCTTTGGCTTATTATATCCACTAAAGCGTATTCCCCTGTATGTAATAGCCACGATTACCCCTTAATTGCTTTTAGATCTACTAATTCAGCATCTAGTTCAACTACTTGTGCTTCAAGACTTGCTTTTCTTTCTTCTGCTTGTGAAATTGCTTCATCTACTGATTTTACATCAACATAATCAACTACTTCCACATCTTTACCTGAAGCGTCTTTCATTGTACGCATCATTTTGATTTCAACCATTTTTGGTTGCTCAACTGAAGATACTTCTACTGCTTTTTCTGAAATTACTTTAGCCATCTTTTTCTCCTTCTTCAATATATACTAGCTTCTCGCCAGTAAGTTGTTCTACTAATCTTGCCAATTTCATCATATCGACATTGACTTTTTTTAATTTACCCTCTGGTGTATGTCTGGTAGAATGATAAGCAAACGCCATATCTTCTGATGCTCCATCAGGTATTAATTCAAAATTGTGTGGTGAGATAGTTGTGGTATTTCCTAACTCATCTAATACTTTTAACTCTCCACCATCGTTAAACAAAAATGCTGTATTTGCTGCAGCACTTGGATTTGTTCCATTTTCTGAAAATTTTAAATTTCTTTGAGAGTCTATTCTAAATGCTTCTGTACCTCCCGCAGCAAATTGTAAGCTATCGTCACTATGTCCATAGGTTATTGCTCCTCTAAAATTGCTATCAGCATCACCAAATCTTATTTGTCCATTTGCTGTTGTGCTGGAATTTATTTGTATAGAATTATTTGCATTATTGGTTAAAGTTAATAATGAATTAGCATCTGAACTTGAACCTGAAACTGCACTACCTTGAATGTGTAACTTTGTTGCAGGTGATGTAGTTCCTATACCGACATTACCTGATGAGTTTACAAGCATTCTTGTATCATTATCAGAACCAGCGACACCTATTTGAACACTATCTTGTGCACCAATAATTATTGAACCACCACTTGTTTCATTTCTTAAAACAATATCATTTAAAGTAGCACCACTTGCAAAGCTACCATTACCAGCTGGTATTCCTACTCTTAAATTACCTGAATTAGCTAATCCTGTATTTTCTAAAATTAATATAGAAGTATTACCATTTGTATTTGAATCTATTTCTAAATTTGCTTGTGGTGATGTAGTGCCTATACCGACTTTATTAGTATCTTTTTGAATAAATAATCCATCAGTACCATCTGCTCTTAAATGTAGTGAGTTATATCCATTTTCATCTACATCAAGTGCATTAATTCTATATTCGTCTGTGCTATGTATTGTACCTTTAATACCAGTTGCAGTATCTCCAAAAGCAACATTACCATTTACTTCTAAAGGTGATGCAGGATGTGTAGTTCCTATGCCAACCTGCCCTGATGAGTTTATTCTCATCTTTTCAGTAGCATTCATACTTCCATCTGAAGTAGAAAATACCAGCTCTCCTTTATCGGTAGTACTACCAGTATCACAACCTATTATAGCACTATCTCCAGTTGCACTACTATATAAATTTCTAAAATTAATGTTTGCAAAATTAGTACTACCTGCAGTGCCAACACCGACAACACCTAAAACATCTGCACTTGACGAATGATAAACATATAATCTTTCATTTATATTGCTTGATGCTCCTATACCGACATTACCTGAATTGTCAATTCTCATTTTTTCAGTACCAGTTAATGTGGTTTTATTAGGTGCTGTGTAAAATGCTACTGTATTAGCTGCATTTGCAGCACTAACTCCACCACCAATAATTACTGAATTACCAGTAGCAGATGCAGAACCTGATGTAATTAACATTCCAGCTACTGGTTCTTCTGAATTGGTATAATGTGAACCAAGATAAGTACCATATTTTGTTGTAGCATCAGATGTTGTGTTAGAAGCTCTTATGCTATTTGATAATCCTGCTGCAACAACATGTAAAGCACCTGCAGGTGAGTCAGTTCCTATGCCGACATTATTAGGTGGTGTTAAGTTTAAGTGTCCTGTGCTACCATCTAATGTTATGTAAGCAGCATTATTACCACTACCATCATCACACATAATAACTAAGTCGCCATCATCGGTTTGTTGTCTAATGTACATATTCCCACTATTATTTGATATATATGCGTGATTAGAATCGTGTTGCACAC